CTCTCGCCACTCAAACGAGGTGATGCCAGGCGCTGGCGACGAATGCAGCACGGCATACAGCGGGTGATCTGTGGCGGCATCCGCGCCGCCGTCTGGACGGCGACGATACAGCTTGAGCGGGACTTGTGCGATGCCCTCCGCAATGACGCGGGCGCAGGCAATTGCACTTGCAGCCTGTAGAGCAGTCTCCCAGGTTACGGCTACTCCAGATTTCGCGCCGGCCGTGCCGAGCAGATCGAGCAACAGATCGGAGCGCGATACAGCGCTCTTTCGATCCATTCCGATCATGGACCGAAGCCTATCCAAACTGAATATTTTCACCAAACTTCGATCTCATAAACGGCCTCAACGACCTCTTTTTCCGTCACTGCGCCGAACGCCATCGCGAGCGCTGCCATGCCGTCGATACGACCAGTAGCTTTGTGTTTGTCCAGTTTCCGATTTCCTGCGGGATCACGCGACACCACGGCATTCGCCGCGCACATCGTCAATACCGGATGCGCTCCATGCGCCACTCGGCCGTTGAGCAACTCGCATTCGAGCGATTCAAGCGCCGGGCTCATGTCCTTGAAGCCCTGGCCAAACTCAACCAGCGGCAACGAGATTCCTTGCTCGTCAAATTCCTTTTGCAGCAGCGAGATCCGCCAGCGGTCGTACGCAATTGCTCTCACGTCCAACTCGCCGAGAATCGCGGCGATGTCCTGCGCGACGTACTCGTAATCGACCGTCGCCCCAGGCGTCGTGTGCAGATACCCCTGCCTAACCCATACGTCGTATGGCGCTCGGTCCCGCTTGCTGCGTTCGGCAAGGCCCTGTTCCGGTGTCCAGAAATGCGGCTTGACGTGCCAGACGCCGGCCACTTTGCCGACTATGACAAGCGCGGTAAGGTCCGTGCGCGACGACAAATCCAGCCCGCACCAGACGGGCGCGCTACCGTAGTCGAGCACTGCGCCTGCGCAGGATTTCCAGACGCCGACAGAAATGAATGGCGCAAAAGTCGAAACTCGTTGATTCAGGCAGAGATTCCGAAACGTGTTCTCGGCACTCGGCATGCGCGATGCCTGTTTTGCCTGTTCCTCAAGGTCGCCGAGATTTCTGAATACCCCAAGCGCCGGGTTGGCCGACTTCCACGCCTTCTTGTCCTGTAAATCGCAGTCCTTCGGCGCTTCATACACGTGCGAAACAATGCGCGGATCGCCACTTTTCTTGGAGTCGTCCAGCCAAATGCTGAATAAATCGGAATCTTCGGCAGCCTGCGTGCTGATCGCAATCAGCAGCGGTGATTCGTGCGCGCCCTGGCTGGTGGTGATCGCGTCTGTAAAATCGTCCTGCGCCCCTTTTACCTGCCCGACCTCATCCAAAATAGCCAAGATCGGCGATCGGCCGTGCGCCGTCCGGCCTTCTGCGCTGGATGCCTTGTACTCAACATTGAGTGGCAGCCCGATCAGCGATTTTGCCGACGGCAGGATTCTGACAACGCTGGACAGGTCAGGAGAAAGCTGAACCATTTTTGCGGCATAGTTGAATACCTGCGCGGCTTGGTCACGGCTGCGCGCGCCGCTGATAATCTGGCTGTTCTGCTTCGCTTCTGGACCGACCAGATGCGCCAACATGATTCCGGCGATCAACGCCGTTTTGCCGTTCTTCCTCGCAATGCTCAAATACGCACGGCGCGTTCCGTGCTTGTTGTCGTAGATCGCCTTGATAAATCGCTTTTGAAACGGCAACAACTTGATCGGCTTGCCAACGTGCTGGCCCTCGGGAGCCAGGCAGAAAGTTTCGATAAACGCCACCACCGCAGCGCCCCTGCTCATCGTGGCCACTGTTTTACCGGCGAAAAAAACCGCCCGTAGGCGGCATTGACGAGACAAGCATCGTTACTTGACTGCAGACAATCGAGGTATCAGCGCACTGTGCGCGGCAGACTGCGCGGCCTTCTCAGGCAATGCGCGCTTGGCTTGCTGCTCGCTTTTACCGCAAGTCGCCTCGGCATGGACATGCAAAATACGAGACAGATAGACGGCGCGCTTCATCAGCGTTTCAAGAAAGCGCTGTTTGCTTGTGGCATCAATCTCGCCCTCTTCGTCAATCTCGCTCTGCACTCGCTCAATGTCTGCATGACACCTGGCAAGCCTTGCCGCATGCACGAGATCCGCGCCGTTCCAGGACGACGATGCCCGAGCAGAAATAATGGCACGCCAGAATGGCATATCCACGTCTCGCAGTGACACATGCTCAGGAGGATTGATAATTGTTGGCGACTGCGCAGCAGCGATCGCCGCGGTAACGCTATCGCTTCGTGGGCGTCTCATGTGTTTTTCTCAAATAGCGTTAAAAAATAGGGGCATGAACGGTTTCCGGGAAAAACAATCGAAAACATTTCGACCGCCCCCCGTCCGATCCTACCCCGCCCGACGCCATCTCGGCCCGCGAGGAGAATCAGCAACAGGCCAACCATCAAGCCCGGTAGTCACACGAGGCCTCTGCCCCAAGTCCTTGAGCGTCTTTATCTCATGACACTCAGCACACAGTCCTTGCAGATTATCGTCGGCATTCGTGCCGCCGTTGGCCAACGCCTTGATGTGATCCAGTTCAGTCGCAACGGAAGTTCGGCACATGGCGCACATGGGGTCTCTGCCGAGTATCCGGGCTCGCAGCGATTGCAGCGCTCGCCCTCTTATTCGCTGCGTCCTGTCTGTATCCACCATTCCTGAGTGCGCAAAAAAGCCGACTCAACTGTCCGGCTCTGTGTTATGTCGCAAAAACCACATGTTGCGACAAACATACAGTTTCTTGCCAAGTCTGTCAAGTAGAAAAAAATATGCAAAAAGTTCTTGCATTTCTATATCCATTGGCTATAATACGTACATAGGGAAGCACAACGCAAGCCCGCAATCAGGAGAGCAAAATGAATACGAAATATGAAACCGGATACTCTTTCGGCCCGTTCGAGTCCGATGCCGAGCCACGCTTCACGTGGAAAGCCGAGAGCTATTTCCTGTCTCTCGTCTCAGACGAGCCAGTACCGCACGCGCACAAAGCGCGAGATCAGGCCATCGAGGCTGTCAGCGAGATGTGCCAGGAATGGTCAGAGTCTGGTCTGAAAATCAAAGTGTTCGACCGGGACGGAACGCTCGTCTCCACGACGACGTTCGACTGAGCAGTAACCGCGCCAAGCCGCTTCGCTGAGGCGGATTGTCAGGCAATTCTGCCCATTACAACCAGGAGAACGAAATGAGAAAGATAGAATTTGGCGGAGCGAACCCAAAGGCGGTTTTCGCAACCGCGGCGCAGTACGCTGATGGCGGTCCCGTGGCAGTGATCGCCATGCATGCCGGTCTCGACTGGATGCAGTCGGACGGAGTGGTAGGGCATGCCTCGTCTTGGGAAGAGGTTGTTCGCATCCTACACGACAAAGGATACCGCATCCTCCGTAGCTGCGGAGACGTCTCCGCATACACCGGCGCAGAGCAGAACGTTCCGTACGAGGCAGCCGTCATCATCGTGACCGTCCTCCCGCGGTCATGACCACCGCCGCCACCGTCCGCGCAGCCCGCAAGGCTGCCGGACTCTCAGCCAGGCAAGCCGCCGAGCTTGTCGGCGTGACCACGGTCACATGGCAGCGCTGGGAGGGTCAAACCTCCCGGCAAACTACGATCCCGACCGCGTGTTGGGAACTGTTTCTGATCAAGACTAGGAGTCAAGAATGACACAAGCCGCCTCCGGGCGGCTTTTCACATCCCGTCTGACATCCGCGACGAGATGATTTCATGCACGCGATGCAGTTCTCGGTACAGCGATCGATTTGGAATGTGCAGGCGCTCGCTTACCGAGAGTAGGCTTTTCGGACCGACCACATAGACCTCGAAGCACAGCGCTCGATCCACTTCGGAGATCGACAAAACCGCAGCATTGATTGCCTCCATCGCGTCGTTGCCGGAGAAAACCCCAGCAGGCGGTTTGCTCTTGTACTCGACGCCGGGAGGCAGGTAGTCGCCGAATCCTGAGCTGTGCGACGGATACCCGACTGCCGCCTTGATCGGAGAATGCACCCATCTCCCCCAGGCACTCAACTGCGCGTGGATAGATTCAATCAATCGTCCGCTCCTCATACCGCTTGCACCGCTTTCCTGACGGCCTGCCGAGAATGCATATTTCCGTCCGCCGGCCGAACAGGACTAGCGTATCCAGTCGAGCACACCCCTTGCACGTTTGATCCTCCCGCCTGATCGCCACAGATTCCGGGTCGCCGTATTCCCATCGCTCAATGTCTGGCATTTCTTCGTTCCCAGTCTGTCCTGCACTCCGGATCGCACCACCGACCGACCTGTAGCTTCTCGCCGCAATTCAGGCACTCGCCAGTTGCATGCTGCGGCTCATGACAAACGCGATTCCGCATCGCAACGTCGATGCGTATTTGCTCCTCGATCGCTGCGTAGTCAGCATCATCCATCGCAAATCCTCAATGCCCGGTAATCTCGGTTATCAATTTCCGCTCTGTTTTTTCGCAGATTTTGCACCGAGGATAGTCAGTAATCGGAGACCCAACCATGCTTTCTGTCCGACATAACCCACACGCCGACCATCGCGACCCTGAAATGGTGGCATCCCTCCACAAATGGGACACGTTCTTCACCCCGGTTTTCAGCACACCCCAAGAATATTTCTGATTCATTTGATCTCCATACTTTCGCCCATCAAAAATTCCATCTCCTCTTCGGAGATCCCCATTTGCGCCGCAGCGAGCCGCTCCGACTCTTCTCGGCTGATTTCTCTGCCGCTGCAGAACTGGATGATGGCGGCGCGTTCTTCGATCGCCTCGCGTTCGTCGTCGGTCACTCGCACAATCCATAAATCGATGAGCACACAGGACCATCGTCCATCTCGCGCAAAAAATCTCGCTGCCGTCCGCCGCGAGAAGTCGCCGCCCATTTTACGACCTGAGAAATATTGC